CCCCCCGGCCCCGGCTGGCCTTCAGTTGTGCCATGGTATTGCCAGTTCCATGTTCCATCATTTGTTGATTTGGTACCGCGTTCGCCCCAATTTCCACCATCTCCAGAAAGTGGTGAGCCATAGCGTTCATTTTGGGTTCGGTAACCTTTACCAGGTGCCGAAGCTTCGGCATCAGTGATTTTCATAACCAATAAATAACTCTCCAGATAGAGGCGATAATCTTGTGAATCATTTGAAATCGGCTGGCCAGTCATGACCCGACCAAATGGTGCTCCAGCACCACCGGGAATTCCCTGAACCCCATAAGATGATCCAGTGTAAATACCACTTGGTGTTGCTCCACCACCTGAGCCGCCTCGAGCTAACGTCCCTCCATCGATAATCAGGTTTAGTTTGCTGTGCCGGTTCAATAAACCTGGTGCTCCCTGAAAACCATCACGCCGGGTTTTGGTAAAATTGAAGTCTGAATCTTTTTCCCAATCTCCGTAAGCTAGATGTGGCAACCCGCCATCACCACCACGTCCAACAACAGCACCTTTAATAGTCAAATTTACCACGAGATCAGGTGGGAACTCACCAGTATCAATAGCAGGTAATTCTGATGCAGCTGGAACGATATACTCTCGTTTTGCAGGACTAGACTTATAGTCGAATTTATAGACAAATCTGGTTTCCGGTCGATAAGAACTTGAACTTGAAACCAGTGCACCTGCTTCAACTACAAAACTGATTTCTCCAGTCGTTGGCAAATCCCCTCTTTGCATCTGATATAAACGTGCCAGATTAATATCCAGCTGGTCATATCGAATGTAAATCGGTGAATCATCTACCGGCACATCAATGAAATCCTTGTCATTGAGGTAATAGCGCTCATCATAGTTAATTGCCGTAATGGTATTTGAGAACTGGTCAGCCGGTTCTCTTTTTGCAACCAGATAAGGCAATGAGCCTTTGGTATCGTCATTAACCACCGTATAGATAGTATTCACAAAATCATCAGGACTAAGCTTTAAGGCCCCGTTCGGTAAACGGCCTAAAACCACCTTGTTCTTGGCAGATCCAGCGGTAACAGGAATAAGGTCCACTGTGCCATCCCCCATTTGCAGATAGATCACATAGCTCTTGCCTGCAATGAAATCTACATCATGGCTTAAGGTGAGGATTAAACCCTCTTGCTGTACCACTTCCCCGCTTTGATGAATACCATTGCGATAATCTGCTACGGCAATACGGTCACGTAGCACAAGCAATTCAGACTCAGGCGCCGCATCAAAGGTAATGGATTTACGTTGAAACCGAAGCTTGTTCCAGATCCGGTACGCATTAAAATGAGCTTGCCACTTGTTTCGCACCCCAACGGATTTCACTTCTTTCGGGTTCTTTGCTCCTTTGTCTGGCAAATAGATATTGATACGACTATCGTCGGTCGGATCCGTGTATTCATAGATCAGTCCATCGTAGTCATCCATCACGCCAAAGGTAAGGTCATGCTTGTAACTATCCGGAATGATATTCCTGAAGTTAAACAGCATTACCGAGTTATCAGTTGGACGTTCAAAATAAAGCTTGAGCTTATTGTTTTGCCGATATGCGGTACAAAATACGGCATCACAAAGATTGGTAACCAGCTCTTCAAAAGACAGGTTTGTATCATCAATAGTGGTACAGAACTCAGCCGCAAGTGGCGTACCAAAATAATCAACTACATCGTTATAAGTCCGATAGATGTTTTCCAGATCTATTTCGTCGATCGTACGGCGGCCAATCTTGTCGTCCAGTGCCATAGATACCAAAGCATCAGCAAAGCTAGACGTTGGATATAGCTCTGTTGTCATTGCCCCGTTTTTATAAATCGGCAACATTCGCTGGAGATCAAAATTGATCTTACGGGACTTGACAGATAAAGCTCCAGTGGTTGCATAAGTACGCGCACGAAAAACCGTTTCATGCTCATACGTTGTGCTTTGCAAAGGATAAGCACCATAAAGCGCCTGCCACTTTACTTCATCTACTACCGTTGTAACCGCCGGTGTTGGTGTTAAACGGCGTGCACGGACACTACAACGCCCCTGAAACGTGACCATATCAAGTGTTGCACCAACGGTCTGACGTGACTTTGCCGAACCCTTCAAAATGATCTGTTTCAGCATCGGATTACCAATCGCTGCACCCGATTCATTTACCGGCGTTACTTCTACTTCAATCGTGACGTTTACAGCTCCCTGATTTCCACCTGAAGAAACTGTGTAAAGTCCATTTGTGGCCACAAAGTTACATAGCACCCGACTTCGTTCGACATTGTCCAGAATGAATGGACCAATCCACTTTTCACCTATTGAACTGATCTTTGGTGATAAAGCTGCTGTTTGCTGGTTATTTAACTCTTTAAGCTTTAACCAGTTAGCATTAACGGCCGCCGGATTTGATAACGTCATTCGATCATCAGCTACCGATAGAACACTGTAAGTGCCGTTTAAATCATAAGTCTGGCCGTTAAACGTGAATGAGGCATTCGTGATTTCTACGCGGTCATTACTTACAAACTTAGTGGTTAAATCTGTGTTGTTTGCCGTTGCCCGAAGAATCTCGTTTGGATATGCAAAATGAAGGTAGTTCGTACCTTCTAAAGATTGTGTATCAGCAGGACGTAAAACTTGGCCATTAACAGAAGTTTGATGCTGAACTGTTAAGGGTGGAGTTGTAATTTCGGTACCAAGCGAGAAATATGGCTCACCCGAGACAATATCGACACCCGGTCGAAAGACTTCTACCGATGCGCCGGCAATATCAACAATGTTGGTTTCACCGTCATATGCACCGTTAATTTTATAGTGACCACGACCAATACAACCAACAACATGCTCTACTTCGACATTGTTTTCATATACCTTGTAAGGCACAGTAATCAGATCAGGGGTATCGTGAGCGGCACCATAAATATCTGCGATACGACCATTTACGCGAGTTTTATTTTCACGGTTTGATAATTCGTTATTTGCAGACGAGGATTGATTGTTATTCTGGTTGGTTTGGGTAATTGAGGGCACAGGCATTAATAATGCAACAGCCACACCCATAACTATAGAAGCAACCGCTATCCAAGCTAGAGTTATGGGGTCTATACCCTTGGGATTCTCAATTACAATGAAAGTGCCTGGCAAGAAATCGAGCTGCTTTAATTCATATGCATTCTTCGGTGTGACTTCATTCGCAAATGAAATTTCCGCATGATCCATATTGCTTATGGTATGAAAAATACGGACATGCTCAGGCATATGGTCATATTTTGAAGTAAGCCATTGACCCAAAGTTTCAGCATGTTCAATTGTTTTGTCTTCGGATAAAGGGTCTTGTTTATAAATAATCTTAATCATAGAAACTCACACGATTAAATCCAAATGCTTGAACGACTTGAATTGGCATCCATGAAACGCCTGATTCCTGCAAATGCAAAATACGCCCCAAACGAAAAAGCCCCACATGTGGGGGCTTGTTTCGGTATCTAGAGTGAAAGGCGACTATGCAGCCTTCCTTGGGCATGGGCAATGGATTTAGTAACTTCAATCTTGATGGCAGAAATACCTTCTCTTTGACGGGCTTCATAAAAAACTCAAGCGCCTCTCCTCGATCAATATCATATAGATCCATTGCAGCTTCATGCGCGAAGTGAACACAGTTGTAGTGTTCCTCGTCATATTGCTTATCGAGCAAATGATCGTGACTCTTCATATAGCCCCCTTCAAACCACTAAAACGATCAAGCGAAAAGATATCTCCAGTCTTCGCAGTATTTAATCTTGGTGATTCAGCCTTGAATGTCACAGCTTTATGGTTCATTGCAACACTGGAGAGTTGCAGTCCGAGTAAATAAAACATTGGAGAATTCAGATTGTCTGAACTGTAAATCCGGTAATTTACGGTCGGCTTTACATTAGAATATTGCCCCTCAATTACCCGTTCAAACTCATCCGGCAAAATATCACCAAGCCCAGATATTGAAACGGTCAAAGTCTGGTCCAGATCACCGAGCATTCCGGATCTTTGAATTGTCATAGGAAGGTATTCGTAAAATACTTGCCCCGCGCCTTCATTGTGCTGAACATACACCCCGCGATCATCATTACGGACCACCCGGTAAGTATTCATAAAAGAAGGGTGTGATAGTTCAATACATTCCAGTTGATAAACATCTACTTTTCGATTGAAAAAGAATTTGGCATATTCGTTATCCATTAGACCTCCCAATCTTTGATAAGTGCCTGATCAGCGATAAGGTTAGGCTGGTTTTGAACAACTTCGAGCTGCGCGTTCACACGATATAAGTTGCCATTCACTTCATTGGTCTTGAACGAGTTGGGAATGAAGTTACATAAATATTGCTGACGTGTTCCCTGATCAATCACCAGATCCGCATAAAATGAAGCCGGCTTGCTTTGGTATACACGCCAGAAAGCCATCATTTTATTAAAATCGGATTTACTTAAGTTCCAGTTCACATCGACAATGTGGCTATTCCGTTTTACATCGATGTAATAGCGTCCACGACCGCCATCCATCTGCTGACGTTTCACATCATCACCCGGTGTTACGCCATAGCCGCTGGTCTGAGGATTTAGCTTTAACTTGTACATAACTTTCCTTCAGGTAATAAAAAACCGCCCCCGAAGGCGGTTTTGTTCATTATCGATTCCGTCTTGCTGTCGTATTCTCAGTCAAAGACCGACTAATGGTTGAGTTTGGATTTGCAATTTGATCACTTACAAGCTTCGGTACCGTTCTTGGAAGCTGCTTATCCATTTCATCTTTAACAATGATCCGGACTGTTTGCTCATCCAGTTGTTCGGCTTCAACTGTCGCTCCACTCACCTGATTAATCACTTCAATTTTAAAATTGATTGTCGGTGAAGCAGGCTCAATTGAAGGCATAATCTCAGCTTGAGGGCGTGAAGTACGTCCTAAAGTAAAATCCTGAACATCATCCAGATTTGAGCGATCCTGAACTATACCATTGGATGAGAAGTAGACCTTGCCATCGTGGAATAGATCAGAACTGGCCGAAGAAGAAGTGATAGGTACGCTTCTATTACCCTTATAAATAATCTGAGTATCTTGAACCGGTTGATTAAAGATATCAGATTGCTTTTGGCTTTCTATAAAGGCATTAGAGCTCATCATTGCACGGCGCATGACACTATCAGCCGAGGCATTGTTATTGAGAAAAGCTTCAGGGTTTGCACTCTTACGCATTTTCTCAACTAAACCAACACCGCCCCAACGTTTAATGTCTTCTTGGGACCATACAATCTCGCCTTTGTGCACAATGCCTGCTGGAGTATGTTTAAGCCCATTTCCTGTATAGCCGCCATCAGAGAAGCCGGCTATAGTTTGTCCAGCGATTAGACCAACATTCGCCATCCCCATCCCAAGCACAAGGTTGGCTGCTGTTGATTTGCTAATTACATCCAAATACCACGGACTTGCTAGAATCTGGTTATACGCCTGTAACGCGCTAATTGTGGCTGAGCCAATTGCGAATGCTTGCTGTGCTATATACATGCCCTTGTATATACCAGATTGCTCGCCTGCTGCATTTTTAACAATTCCAGTCATATTTGACCAGTAGCCACTAAGCTGACTTGTTAAGCTACCAAGTTGCCCCAATTGGGTTTCAAAAAGTGAGCTATTCAGGTCCCGTTCATCTTGAGCATATTTTTCATCCAGTGCTTTTCTGGATTGTAAATATTGCTCTCGCGCTGCCAATAATTGCGAGTTCCTCTGTTCCTCATCAGCAATTAGATTAATACCATTAATTTGGTCTATATATGTATTTAATAGCCCTCCTGCATCAGTTGAATACCGATTTTGCAAATCCCATTGAGCATACCCTCGCGGGTCATTTTGTTGAAATACTTGTTGTGAAGCATTAAAACCGCTCTGAAAAACCTTATCCGATGCGCTATCTAAAGTCTGAAATTGCCCCATATTATTAGCGCTAAGCAACCCAGCTTTTAGTTTAGCATCTCTAACTTTTTCAATCTCTTTTAACTCGGCTTGATACCGCCTTACTGCTAGCTCAGTCTCGCCCATGTATGAGCTTTTCGCCTCAAGTAACTGTTTTTTACGAGCCAACTCTATAAGCTCAAGTTCTTGCTGCTTTTGCAATTTCAGGCCATCTAAAGCAACCTTTCTTTGATCTTCAGAGAGTTTGCCTTCAGCAACTAATCGCAAAGAATTAGTTTCATATGTGTAATCAAGCTTTTGTTCTTCAGTCCACTTATAACCATTTACTTCAAAATCAAATTGCTTCTGAGCTAACTTGTCTTCAGCATCATAACGCTCATTAATTTTTGGGATTAAATTTGATTGACCTAAAATGGTTGCTTTGTTGATTTCCTCCTCACGTTTTTTGCTTCTAGCAACTGTTTCTGAGTCATATGTTGCCTGTAGCTGCTTAACTTCCTCAAGAGTTTTAGCACGTGCCTTATATGCTTCATCTTCAAACTTTGAAAGATCGCCGATTGCTTTTGAGGCTGCTTCGGGGTTATCCCCTAAAATTTTACTAAGCTGATTATAGTAAGAGTCTTGTTTGGCTAAATGCTGTGAAGCTTTAGCTTTGCCAAGCTTTTTCCCGTCATAGTCCCAGCCAACAAAATTTTTGGCAACGATTCTCTCTAAACTTCGATAGTCTAAATCGTCATTAAGAAGAGCTGCTTTAGATTTACTATAACTTTTATCGGTCATCGCCTCTTGCACAGCATGTTTAGCCATTGCATCCAATGCATCTTGAGTTTGCTGGATTTTACCGTTTTTATCCAAGACTCCTTGCCCTTGTAAAGACTGCATTAATTTAGTTGAGCGACTTTTTTGCCATGATAAAAATCCTGTGTTGGTATAACCATTATTGGCATCTTTGTGACTACCAAACATTGCCTCATTTCTAAAATCAGTCTCTCGTCCAACTTGAGCTGTCATTACACGAGCTTGTTTATCGCCTAAGCCTGCATTACGGAAGGATTGGTAAACCCGAAGCATATTTCTCACTCGCTCATTATTCCCCGCAAGTAGAACAGCTTGTTTGGCAGACTCTTTGGTTTGTTTTTCAACCTCTTTTGTTTGCTTTCTGCTAGATTCGGTAATACTTTCTTGTAAGTCCTTGACTTCCTTCTGCTTCTTATACCAAGCCTCAAAAATTGCATATTCCTGACCAGTTAAACTTCTAGTCATCGGAATTTTATTGTCGGTATAAAACTCTGATGCCGCACGCGCCTTATCAAGACCCTTTTCGCCACCACCAAATGCCTTAGTGTTTTTTATAAGAAAATCATTTTTCAGATTATCTTTGTTGGCATTGTCTCGTAATTTATTAAGCTTTTCTTGTGCAGCGACTTGGTTATTTAATTCATTTGTTTCTCCTTGTTGAGCACCAAGTACAGTTTGATGTTGTTTTAGGTACTCATTACGCAAGTCGTTTTGTTTCTTCAGCTCAGCATTAGCCTGATTTAACGCAATTTTAGACTGATCCGTTTTAATGGCATATTCTTGCAATTTCTTAATGTTATCAACCGGAACTTTGGCGGTACTGTTGAACTTACTCACAGCATCAGTTGCTGAAATTTGATTTAAAGAATATGCCTGAATTACCTTACTCAACGATTTAACTTGTTCTTCACTACCACCATTTAACCGAATGAATTCCACTTGTGCTCTTAGTGAATCAAGCATTTGTGTTTTCATGTCAGTGAAATTTTGAGTAGCTACTTTTGTTAAGTTTGTTTGAATTGTTAATTGCTTAATTGATTTGGCCGTTACCTCAACATGTTGTCCAGAAGTAGCATTTAAGAGTTTTAGAGCAGTATTACCCTGCTCAATCTTATTTTTTGATTCTGCTACTGCACTAGAGAACTCAATAAGTTTATCAATTTGAGTCTGACTAAAACGACCAGATGAAATCATCTTTTTTAAGAGATCACCTGCATCGCTTGCACCTGTAGCAATAGACTTAATGGCATTTTGATAATCTTCATAATCACTGCCAGATAATTTAAATAATTCCTTTTGGATATAAGCAAAACGTTTGATAGCTCCACTAGCATCATCAATTGCATCATTTTGCTGCTCAATCTCTTTGCGTAACCGCACACCCTCTGTTAATGCTTGCACAGTATTTAACTTTATGTACTTATCTGTTAAATCACTAACCGAGTCAGATTGTGTTGCAAGAGACTCTTTGACTTCATCCGAACTGCTGCTTAGTAGATAGAAAGATGCGGCTGTTGCTGCAATTGCTAAACCCATTGGGCTAAAAATCGCCATAAGCGCTGACTTTGCTAAAGCTAAACGGCTAGTAGCAACAGATTGCGCTGTTAAGGCTGCTGATAATCTTGCAGATGATGCTGATTGAGCTGTTTCTGCGGCAGCAACCTCCAACGCAACTTGAGCTTGTAATCGTCCTAGCTGAGCCATTCGTGTGATGGTAGCCGTGCGACCTTGTTCAGTGATTTGGGCTTTTAAACGAACTTTTTCGAGTTCTATTTCTGCCATGATCTGAGCATGAGTAGCTTTGATGTTCGTTAGTGTCACCTGCGTACTTTGTGCTTCGGCAAGCGCAGATTCCACTTCAGCTTTTGCTGCTGCAATATTTGCATTACGTTCAGCAATTGTGGCAAACACTTGTTTGGTTGACGCAGCAATACTCGCTTGTACAGCAACCGTTTTTGTTAAAACAGCTTTTGTCATTAAGCCAATACCAATGGCAAATGCACTGTCTGCAATTAAATTCAAATTATTTGCTAATAACTGAATCGATCCTGATAAAGCCTGTGCTGCCCCGCTTCCTTTCCCAGCCTCTCCTACAAATTTAGTAATTTCATTATTAAGTAAAGTTAATGATTGACCAATTGTAATGTCAGTTTTAGCAAAAAGAGTATCAACTTCATCTTGGACATTTTTAAGTGCTTTAACGATTTCCTGTGAAGTGATTTTTCCTTCAGCAGCT